TGCAGGTCCTGTTCCTAAACTTGGAAGATTATTTGACTGATATATCTTAAACCCATGCAAGTTATTCATTACTAAACCATTCTGAAGTCCAGACCCACCCCAATCGGATTGGAATAATCTTGAATCTTCGTCTTTTAGTACTTCAATAAATACAGGGTCTAATACCAACCATCTACCATTAGTGTCAACATTCTGTTGGTCCATTAGTCTAGACATTCTAGCTATTAGAGTTAATGGGAATGTATCACCTGCGGCAGGAGTTGCATCAGTTGCACCCGGCATTCTTGGCTGAATAGCAATAGCATCGGCTGCTGTACCAGCAAAGGTAGCAGCATCTAGTTGCATAGAACTTAGTAGTTCATCAGTACCAGCAGTTGAAACTGCAACACTACCGTTAGTTGTAGTATTAGCTGTATCGGCTGCACTATGCAATGTACTCTGCTTGTAACCTGACATATAACCAAGTACATCTTGGTCAAATTGGTCGGCTAGTCTATAAGCTGCTCTATCTGATGCTAACTGTTGAAAGTTAATATGAGAATGAGCTTCTTCAATATCATCCACTTTAAAGGCAAAGTAGTTAGCTTTGTCAATAGTAAGTGAAAATTCTTCATCGTCAAGATCTTGAGGAGTTATTGTAGTTCCTCTTGAATATTCCTTGACTGTTATTTCTGGTTCTTTAATAACCTTAACGGAATCGCCCATATTAGCAATTTCACCGAAGTAATCATTATTAGTGATTGCATCGACTACAGAACCCTTACGAAACGCAAGTTGTACCTGTTTGCTGTAAATAATAGGACTAAAATTACCGTTAGGAAGGTTACCATAACCACCTGCTGATGCAAATGCCATTTTAATCTCCTTAAACATTTAACAAATGTACACATAAGTGTACTATAATTTAGTCATTTTACTTTATAAGGACCATTCATAGTTGAGGTTGTACGTAGGATAGCGAGTCCATTGTAGGCTCATATAATTGGGTAATCTCTAAAGTGGGTATTTTAGTATAACATAAGTATCCAAATATGGGGTTATGTTATACCTCTAGTTACATATAGTTATACTTAAAAATAACTATTTGTCAACATTCTTTTTATCTTTATCTTTAATCATCTCTAAAAAATTAAAGTTTACACTAAAAGACCTGCGTTCTCCCTTTGTTTTAAACGGATATACGCAGTGAAATAGATCAGAAGGGAATATATAAAAGTCTCCTACTTGTGGCTTAACCATAAAGTTTGTATTATTGTAACCTGATGATGTACCATGAACAAACTGTATGTGTCCATTCGCAGGATGATGGTCTTTATAATCCTCTTCCCATTCTTTTTCTATGCCTTCAGGTAATGCTAGATAACCAACACATGACATACTAGAACCGATATGTAAGTGAATAGGGTTGTATTCATGCTCGTATTGTCTAACAAACCATCCTGAGTTTATCTTAATGCCATAGTTATACTTATTAGCATCTAAGTTTTTAACACCAAAAGAGTTTCTCTGCTCTGAATATGAATGAAATCTAGCTATAAAAGCAGATACTTCTTTCATCCACAGTGCTTCAATCTCTTTATTAAAGGCTAACTCTTGTGTAACCTTACCAACTAATTGGTCAGAAAAATCAGCTAACTCCATTTTCATTAAAGTGTTCATCTTCTTAACAAAGTCAGGACTTAGTTTCATGTAACCCATAGAAGGACCAAAGGGTGATATATACTCTTCGTTCTTCTTAGGCACATACATTTTTGAGTGTGCTGTCATTGTCTATACCTACCTAGCCGAACCAGATACGTCATAAACAAAGTTGCCTGACCTTATAGCTTCCATTATTGTGTCAGCTTGTTTTTCATACTGTTGAGCCGACATTTTCTGTACACTAGACTCAAGTATCTTTTTACCTGAATCCGTAGCATCAACCTTAGTCTTTGTAGTTTTCGTGCCAACTTCCATAGCAGCACCTTTATCACTCTTTGCCTTAGTTTCCTTACCGATTCCTTTATCTGATTTGTACAAGTCAATAGCTCTTGCTGCTGACCTTGCATCGTTGTCGTTCTCATATAGTGCATCCTGTACCCATTTTGGCTGTTCATCTGCCCAATCGTGAAAATCATCGCTATCTCTAATATCATTAAAGTCAGGATGAATCTTCATTAGTTCTGCTTCAGCTTTCTCTTTCTTAGCTTCAACAGACATCTCATCTATTTTCTGTAGTCTACTTTCTAAGTCTGCTGATTGCTCTCTTGCTTTTTTCATAGCAATAGTCTCAACAATCTTAGCTACATCAGGGTACTCTTTTGCCCATGCTTCTATGTCCTCATCAGACTTAGGCAACTTCATTTCTTTCTTAGTTGCTTTAGCTAGTTGCTCTTTCATATCATCTAGCTGTTTTTGAAACTGTTTCTCTTTCTCCTGAGTATGCCTTCTTAAATCGCCATATCTCTTTTTAAAAGTTTTCTCTTCTGCATTAGTCGGTTCTTCTTCACTCGGAGTTTCCTCTTCGCTAGTCTCACCTGTACCTTTTTGCTCCTCAACGAGCCTTGCAAGTTCTTCTTCATCTCGCTTTACTCTTTCTTCTTGAGAATAAGGTCTATTCATAAACATTGCTTTTTTAGGTGTAGCATCTTGCACCATTTCGTTTGTAGCTTGTTCAGCCATATTTCTTCTCCTTGGGGTTATCGTAGCCATTATGTTGGGGGATAAGTAGCCTTTAATTGTGGATTATTAACGTGAAGCTAATCCACCTCGCTTCATCTTCTTAGGTTTTTTCTTAGATGGTTGTTTTCGTGTTATCAATGAGCCTTTGTATGTAGCACCGTATCCACCACCAAATCCTGTATCACCACTTTGACTAGAACTGTTATTATTTTCAGACTCACCAAAAGAAGTGCTTCCTGCTCCTGTAGAAGGTCCTATTCCTTGTCCACCACCTAACTGTCCTGTAGAACCTACGTAGTTATCTTCTGGAGCAATTATATTTCCTTCATCTGTAGTTATAGCAGCTGTTGTATTTTTCATAGGAGTTAATGTTCCCTTACCTTTTAATCCTTCTTGTATTTTTTGCATATCACTTAAAGAAAAACCATCAGGAGCTACTTGTTGTTCAATAGCATCTTTTACTCTAGTTTCTAAAAACTTTCTAACTTTTGGATTAGTTATACTAGGCTTAGTTCCTTTACCTGTTTTATCTCTAGGATCAGGTATTTGTATTATATCGTTTAATTCTTTTCCTGAAATACCAATCTTAACATTTGGATGTCCTTTTGGTGTTAGTGTAAAATTTGCTTTTTCGTCATACTTTCCTGTAACTACATTAACGATTGCATCTTTTACAGATGATGCAATAGCCATTGTTCCCGGAATAACACCTTCAGGCATAGTTTTATTTATGCTAAATTCCATACTTTTTTCAACTCTGCCTTTATTTCTACCGGATTCTATAATATTACCACCTAACGATATAACTGTAGGATTAGTAACACCAAAGTTGTCCATATTTTCTTTGTCTTCTCTTTGTCTATCATTGTTTCCACTGTCATCTTGTTCAGCTACCTTAGTAGTAGTTGGTGTAGCAGATTCAACAGTAGGTGCTTCTTCTACAACTTCTTCAGGGTCTACATATGTATAGCCTTCAGGTATAGGATAAATAGGAGCACCATTAACAAAAGGTATCTTTAATATCATACCTGACTCACTTCTGTATTCACGTAGCTCGTCATATCTGCCATCGGTATTACCTAGTAAGTTTTGAAACGTAGGTATAACTGTTTGTCCTGACTGACCTGTTTGACCTGAGAATTGAGGTGTATAACCACCGACAGGTGCTGCTGTAGGTGTAGGTATAGTAGGTGCTGTATATGTATTAGTTGTAGGTAGTTGCTGATTAGCAAACTGTGACTGTTGTGTAAATGTATTAGGTGCTGTATTCACAAGTGTTCCTGTAGCAGCCTTAACAACACCCCCTTGTGCCATTTCAGTAGTTTCACTATTATACTGCTCTTCTTCTTCTGTGTCAAGATCATTTATGTCAAAAGGTAAATTATCAGGTATAGTCGCTTCTTCTGAATTGCCCATCTGACCCATGTCTTCCATCTTCTGTAGACCCATTTTAGCTTTCTGTCTCATTTGCATTAGTTTCTCTAAGCCAATAAAACGAACCACATCAGCAGGAAACACAAATTCTCCCTCACTTAGTTGTGCAGGTATATCATCTCTAACTTCTTCTTGTGTAGAACCCGGAGGAACATCATTACCTGATACAGGATCAACTGTACCACCTTCGTCTTTAAGACCACCCTCGTCAAACATTTCCATTTGATTATTCATAGTTACTCCACCTTTTGCTAATAATAGTCCACCCTTATTTTTCATAAAATCAGGATCGCCTTTTGTCTTTGTACCAAACACACCCTTTGCTTGATCTTCTTCTAATAACATATAACTGTCTGACTGCTTGCCGACATCAATAGTCTTGGGATCACGTTTACCTGCCATCGCTTCTTTTATCTGTACTGCTAAATCGTCAGGAGAAGCACTGCCAACTTCATATTCATTTTTATATACATAGGAATCGTAGCCATTTTTATTAGCTACTCTTTTAATTGTTTCAAACCATTCTTTTCTGTCATTATAATTTTTAGTTGTGTCTAAGCCTACTCTTACTGCCCTGCCTGCTTCTAAAACTAAGTCTTTCCACAATTTTTTATCCATACCCATACGTTCAGCATCAGGTAACATATAGTATGTAGTATTGTTCATTTTTATAGGTATCTTATTCTCAACCTGATCTAATATTAAATTAGCATCTTTAGGGTCTTGCATAAGAAATTTTAGTAAGTCTTTGTCATTACCATTTACAGATATTTCAGCTAACCATCGTTTAGGTTCTTTAAAAGAACTTAGGTCAGGTATTCTTGCAGGTTTAAGTGTAGTCCTTAATTGTAAAGGTAAAGTTCTTTCGCCTATCTTTTTTGTAGTTCTTCGTTCTGCTTGTACAGGAGTTCCTACATGAAAGCCTATATCTGCTTCATCATTTTTTGAAACAAAACCAAATTCTTTAAAATTCTTAGCTGTAGCATGGTATACTTTTTTTCCTTGATACTCGTCTTTTTTTAAAACAGAAGAAGAAGTAGGTTCTTTATCAACAACAGATTTATTAATTGTAGGAGTATCGCCTGCAAGAGCAGGTGTCATACTTGAGTCTCCAGAAGCTGTCTTAAAAACATTAGACATTTCATCTGATGTTTTTTTAATTACAGGTTTTAAAAATGATTTAGCTGTTCTTCCAACTACACCTGCAACAGGTATAAGACCTGCCGTTACAGCAGTTGCATATAGTGCACCCATACCTAGTTTTTTAAAATCAGATTCTCTGTAGCCTTCTTCAAATAAAGTTTTTATCTGTTTAACATCATCTGGTAATTCTTTAATTGCAATAGCATCTCCTGTTATAGGAGCTACAGAAGCAGCAGTATATGCTTCGTCTTTAGTGATACCTTCTTTAGTATCCTGCTCCATTTTATTTAAAACATTTTGAAACTGTTGCTGCGTAGAACTAGCCATTGTTTACGGAATCCCTTAATAACTTCATTCGTCTTAATGTTGCAATAGCTCCTTGGCATCTATGCATCATAATAACATTATCGGTTTGCTCTAAAGCCTTATGTTGTTGTTCAATTAATGCATCAATGTAATCATTGAAGCTGTTCATTAACTGTAGGTTGTTCACCAACGGTTTCAGTTGGCTGAGTATTTGCTTGTCCACTTTGCTGAGGTACTCCTGTAAATCCTTGTTCTCCCGGAACTGGAGCTTGCCCTGTTCCTATGGTACTGCCACCTGCTCCTGTAGGGTCTAGTGGGTCTTGGGGTTGTTGTTGTGCTTGTTGCTGTGGAGGTCCTTGAAACTGTTTCATTAGTTCTGCCTGCACTGCTGCTTCATCCATATTATTTGTTACTTTATTTGGATCAAGGTCTAATGCTTTAGCAATCTCTGTGATAACATACTGAAATTTAGCAAAGGGTGCAAGAACAGGACTAGATGCTACTTGTAAAAAAGACATTAATCTTTGACTTCTTACTTCATTAGCCATTAGACTTTCTGTACCTCTAGCTTTTACTTCTAGGTCACCACGTATCTTAGGGTCAAAGTCAAACTGCATATTAAATCTAAACAAGCCTTCACCTAAAGGTTTAAGTAAATAATCATCTACATTTTTTATAACCGTTTTAACACTACCACTAGCTGCGTTCATAAGCATTGATATACCAGATGCAGTTCTACCTACTCCTGACACACCTGTCTGACCGTGAGAAAAAGATGGTATACTTGTGCTTTCATCAGCAAGTTGTCTAGCTTTATCAAACAACTGTAGGTTCTCGCCAGACACGTTTGGAAACTTTGTACCAAATATAGCTTGACCCGGAGCACCACCCTGTCTTCTGAATATCTTGCCCGGATACACTGATAAGTCTTGACCCGGAACTAGATTGGTTTCATCTACTTCTATGAGCAAGTTACCTGATAACACAGCATTGTCTACAGCCATTCTCATAAAACCATTCATTAATGTCTGTGTATCATCCATATTCTCAGCAACACCTACTCCAAAGAAAGAGTATGGGTTTAACTCATACGGAGAAGCCATGTAAGGTATTCTAGCAGGCTTAAATGGATTTAAGACAGCACGTATAACTCTGTTGTTACAACACCATATATTAACTTGTAATTCATCGTAATCTTTTAAATCGTCTGGTATATCTACTTCTTGATCTATAAGAAGCTCTGTCTCCATCATACCCCAATATTCAAATACTTCAAATCTATCTACGTCACTATCTTGGTTGTAGTCATTAAGATCATCTTCCCAATACTTTTTAACGTAGTTCTCTCCTTCAGCTATTGCATCTTTAATAACTTCTTCTCTGAAGTAAGGTCTACGTTTTAAAGCTCGTAGCTCTGACCTAGACATTTTATGTCTTTGGATTACATACTGTGCTTCATCTATATTATTAGCATCTGGGTCAGGATAAAAATCCCAAACAGATACATGATTAATTTGTGGCACAGTTTTAAATATAGGGTTATATTCACCTTCTTCATCCCAATTAGGATACTCTTTATCAAAAGCAAAAGGTCCTTTCATAACGCCTGTTCCAAATAGTGCCATTTCAAAAGCTGTGTTTCTTAAATGTTTATTAGCATTTGATTCTTCTAATTGGTCGTGGATTTTCTTTTCCATATTTTTTGCCGCAACCATCGCAGGACTAAACGTAATTGCTGACGGAGTTTTACCAACGCCTTCTTTAAGAGTTTCAATATCTGACAAGTTATCTGCCAAAGGACCAAGCATATCTTCCAAGCTCTTTGCAGTAGCTCCTTTAGGTAAGTCTTTGCCATCTCCCTTGAAACCATAAGGGGATTCCATATTATTGCTTCCCATAAGTTCTTGAGGTTCTTTAGGATCAAAGTTAACATCTTTTGCTACTCCTTCTGGTAATTCCGTTGGATCAACGCTTAACGGAAACTTATTGTTTGCAAATAAAACATCAACAATCTGACCATAGGCTGCTAATGTCTTAGTCTTAGTTACTTTAATAAATACTCTTGATTTTTCTGCTTCAGTAAACTGTACATCAGGTCCATATAAACCTCTATAGTTTCTGTAGGCTCTAACCCATCTCTGTTCATCCTCATATCTATAATCGTCTGACTTTTTATACTTAGCCATAACATAATTATTTAAGGCTGCAGTAGAGGGTTCATTTTCTACTGAATTTTCTTCTATATCTTCTAATGCTATTGCATCAGTATCCATGTTTAAATCTTCATCTGCCATATTAATATCCAAAGGTTGCATCAGCTACAGGCATACTTCTACTTGGTACACCCATAGGATCATAGTCAAATATACTAAATCTAGGTCTTGACATTATACCATATCTTAACGCATCGTACAAGTGATCTTCTGAATGAGTATCTATATCTTCAGGATTTTTCTTGTCGATAGGTAAAGCAGGTAATTGAGATGTGATATTAGTACAATTATTAAAGAACACAAGTCTTGGTTCTTCCGTGTATTCATCTACCTGTAAACGTCTATGTATCTCATTCTTTCCTGATACACGACTGCCTTTACTTCTGTCTGAGGGTCTCCAACGACAACCTCTCATAATCATTTGTTCTGCAAGAGAAGGACCAGTATCACCACGTTTGTGCCAAAGGCTACTGTCCAACACACCATACTTAATATTTCCATCCCCTGCTTCTGCTTCTAGTATCATATCTGCCAAATCTGTGGCAAGGACTTTGCTAACGTAAAGTTCTCTGTAGACAATAAGCTGTTCAGCAGGTGATACAGCAAACCAAAGAACCCCAGACTTACTACCATAACCGTAATCGCAAGCTCTAAACTTAACCCAATTATTAGGTATCCGAAAAGGCTCAACAGTGTGGATACTCCTATCAAACTCAGTAAAAGCAGCACCTTCCTTAATATCCCAATCGCCATCCAATAATTGCCTTCGTTGCTGTTCAGGTAATGATAAGAGCATGGCTTCGTAATCCCCTTGCTCTGCAAGATAAGGATTGTCTGATAATCGTGCAGGGATAAATCTCCTCTTGAATAATGATTTTCCAGCCTTTTCATGTCCTGCTGGATATTTAAGTGCTTCTCCTGTTTCAATATCGGTTGCATCAAACTTTTGTCCATATGGTGATGGATCAATAAACATCTTCTTTACCCAATGATGTCCTCTTCCTCCGGGGTTTGTTGTTGCCCTCATAAAAATTGGTAAGTCAGGTGCTGTAGAACGTAAACGTGATCGCATATAATTCCAAGCAAAGGGAGTTGCCCATTGCGTTAATTCATCAAAGCCTATCCAACTAAAAGCTAAACCTTGATATCTTAAAACGTCATCATCTCTATCAAGATAAGACATCCATAATCTTGCACCAGATGGTGCTACCCATTGCATCTTTCGTTCTGACCATTTTATGCCAGACCAAATACGTGGATATATTTCCTGCGACTTATATATAAGTTCTCTTAATTCTTCTGTTGTATGTCTTAGTAGCAACCCACTAAATGAAGGGTGACCCATGTAACGTAGTGGGTCTGCAAGCATAGCATAAGACTTGCCACCACCTGCTGATCCACCATATAAAACTTCTCTTTCGCCTGCGGCTAAGAAGTCAGTCTGAGGTCCAGCATTAGGTTTAAATATAACATTATTTTTTTCTTCAATAGATATAGTCTCAACTTTATCTACTACCTTAATGCTAGGCTTTTGCTCCTGTTCTACCTTCTTCGATTTTTTTGATCGTGTTGATCGCTTTTTCGGCATAGTCTGCCCACTTGCGTAGGCTTCTAGCTTTGTTCTTACGATATTGCTCATGCTGTAATCTTTTTCTTAGTCCTACATGAGATATGTAACGATCCGTTTGTTTTGTTAGCCAATTAGCTACCTCTCTATATGAATACTGTTTAACGTAGTTTCTAGCCATCTCTAGCTTGTCTAACTCGTTTTGTATAGGTTCTAGTACGTCAGGGTCTTCCAAGCTCTGTACGTAGCCAAAAGGCACTGTACGAGCTATACGTGGTATCTGTGTCCATTCATTGTCTTCTTTTAGGTCTGTTGGTTGTGGTAGTTTCCATTTACCTACTGATCTATTCATCTTCGTCTTCAGTTTTCTTTGCAGGCATTAACATGACACCACCAGTAGCTTCTACTTGCATCTTCTCTGTTTTAACTAAACCTGTCCTATCTAGTAATTCTTTAGCTGCCATCATCTTATCTTTGAGACCTAACTCAGTAGGGTCATATAAGCCACCTACCATAGCCATTGCAGCTTTAGGTGCATTTCTACTCATGTACATTTGTGTTGCTTCCATGATTTCATCTTTCATAGATTTAACTATATCATTTGTAGATGTACCATCTGCATAACCTGCTAACTTTTTAGCTGCTACTACATCCCCACCTGCTTCATCAAATAAAACAGCTAAAAACTTTTGCTGTCGTTCTGTTAGTTCTTTACTCATTTTAATTTCTTCTTTCTAATTAATAATTTTTCTTGTATTTGAGTTACAGAACCATCTCTGCTACCACCACCCACTTTTAATATCTTAGCTACAAGTTTTTTTGCTTCAGTCATGTTTTTTACCGAAAGTTTATGTACTGGATTTTTTTCATTTTTCTTTGCTAATTTTATTTGTCCTTCTGTCAGTAAACCTTTTTTTATTCTTTCATTTTGCATTTGTTTTGTAATAGATAGTGGGATAGGTTTATTAGTTCTTATTTCAACTTTATTTCCTAGTTTATCAGCAGAAGGTTTATTTTTTATTGAGCCAAAGCCTTTACCATCTTTATCTTTAATTGAAATACCTGCTCCAATTTTTTTAAACTTTAACTCACTCATTATGCTGGTATTTCCTTAATCATTTGTTTTTCAACACGGTCTATGAGACGTTGTGCTCTGTTAGGGGTTTGACGATACCAATTACTGTCTTGCATCTCATCTGCCATACTTGCCCAATCTAAGTCTTCTACGGCAGCAATCATGTTCTTAAACTTAGATAGTCTCGGTCTACCTAATTGAAAACACATGTTAGCTAATACATGTTGTATATCTTCTGGTAGATTATTAAATTGCGAAAATAATAGGTTACAATCTTTTATAGTTGTTTCTATGTCTTTCGCAAACCAATCATTTACTTGTTCAGTTGGTATCTTTGTTCCTATAGGTCCTGAATATATATCTTCATCCCATTCAGTAATTAAGTGTCCTATACCCCCAGTTAAATGTCCTAGTGAACATCTGTAAGTTTCATACTTGACACCTTCATCGTTTGATATTTCGTCTTGTAGTTTAATTAAGTTCATTTAGTTTTCCTTGACTTACCGTTAAATGGTTTTGCACCTTTTATATTGTCAGAACCTTTACCTGCTGGACTAGAAGAAAAAGCAGTTATAAAAGCACCTGCTCCCGGAATAGCTCTTAAACCAATTTTCTTAGCTATGTCCTTTAAGGTACTACTAGTTCCCTTTTTAATAATATCTTTTTGTTTTTTAATTAACTCGTTCTTAACTTTAATATTTGACTTGTTTAAGTCAGAGTTTTTTATTTTTTGCAATCTTTTTAAATCTTCTTTAGCAAAAGATAATTTAGCTTTGTCTACTTTTACCTTGCTCTGATTTATTTTTTTATTTTGTTTATTTCTTCTTTCTTGTGTTCTATTTGTTTTAGTATTTTTAGGACCTAGCGAATATATACTTGCTGCACCTGCTGCACCCATTAAGGCAGCTCCTGCTGCTTCCATTTTTCTATCACCCATTACTTCTTCCCCATGATTTTCATAGCCTGACCTGCACCTTTAATACCAAAGGATGCACTAATTGCTATAAATAAAAGATACTGATACCACTCAGGAAGTGTATTTAATACCTCAAAGCCTACTCTTACGTATTCTGTCATGCTAGGTACAAACACTAGTATAGCAGGTAATAACAAAACAATCAAGGCAAATTCGTCTTTCCAACTTCCATCGGTTGCATCTGCCATTGTTTTTTCCCATTCTACTTCACCTGTCGCTACTTTCTCTGCTACAACAGCTTTAGCTTTAGCTTGTGCTACTTTAGCTTGACCATCAGCTTTGACCTTCTCAACCTTGCTGTCCATCCAAGAACTAGCTAAGTTTGCTATAGGTCCTATCAACGCCGTAAACATGTACACTCCTTATGTTTAAACTTAGTATCAATCCACACTTTACCATAGTACAAAATAAATAACCATACTGTAAATAGAACACCCTCACCATAACTAAGGTCATTCCATGCATCTAAAACCATGTTCTCCATTATAGTCTCCTAATTCCTTCTTTTTCTTGTTTTTCTCTTAGAGCTTTCACGTGCTTGTTGAATAGATAGTTTCCTAGCTTCAGCAGCGGCTTCGCCAAGTTTAAGTACAATTTGTCTTTTCTCATCTAAATCTCGCCGTTTTTCTAGCAATCTTTTTGGGTTGTTTAGCCACTTGTTTACCTGCTCTAGTTGCTTTGCGTTTAACAGCCGAAGTGGCGGCGTATTCTTTGGAAGAAAGAGCCTTAATTGCTTTTTCAGGTAGATAACGTTCACCGGTAGCTTTTGACCCTTGTGTACTAGGTTTACCACTCTTAGTTCTCCATTTCTGCCTTGTCCAATTTGCTAGTGACCTTTGTGGTGCTTTCATATGCTTCCTTAATCTCTTCTATTGTTCTGTTGCATCCTATGCAGACATTCTCTTGCAACGTGCAGATGCCTATACATGGGGTTATAATCTACCTGTCCACTTAGCTACAAACCAAGCTGCTAATCCTGCAAAGAATATAATGATAATAAAACCTATACTATATCCTACATATTCCATTAACTCTTCTTGACGTTTCTTTGCCATCTTTTCTTGATAACGTCTAGACTTTCTTGCTTCAGCTTGAAACTGTTGCCAATCTTGCCACAATCCGGGTCTACCTAGATATATCATCATCTTCTTGAGTTCTTCTTCTTTTTCTCTTATCTGCTCAAGAGCCATGAACTCTTCTAAATCTGCACCACCTATGCCTTTGGCTTTTTTCTTTTTAAGGTTTTTCTCTATTGCTTCTTTAGAGAATACAAAATCTGATATTTGTTTAGCACAACCTGAAAGCTCTTTACCATTTGATATAAAACTTTTGATTACACCGAAGGCTGCGTTTGCTGCTGCGAGTTCTGCTAACATTATCTTTTCCTTCTAGGCTTACAGTATGCTGTTATCTGTAGATTTGCTCCTTCCATCTGTGGTACGGATGGTTGCTTGTGTAATCTCTCTGCAAAGTACAAGCATCTATCTATGTCTTCAAAGGTTTGTGTTTGGTCTACTACTCTTAATCCCATCATAAACACTAACACAAACTCAATCATTACCTTTTTCTGCTACCTTGTCTTCGTGGCACTCACAAGTACATTCTTCACAATCACATTCATAACACTCACAAGTATCACACTTTTCTTTTGTCATTCTCGTGTTTCCTTTTTAATTGTTCTTTTGCTCTTTTTGCGAGAGCTGCTTGCTCCCTCTTCCCAGATACTTTGGCTCGTTGTTCAAGGACAGTAAGTATTTGTATCTTTCTCGCATATGGTTTATTGATTCTTTTAACTTTTGCAATGGTGTCTTTGGCATCTGCGACCGTGGCAAACTTGATGCTAACTGTGTCTTTAGGGTTTTCATCCGTGTATAATCGTCTGTCACTACCTTTTGGTTTTTTACCTGTGCCAACTTTAGGGTCTGCCTTCTTTTTCTTTTTTGCCATTATCCTCTATATCCACCACCCTTGGCTTTGTAGGCTTTGGCAACCATCTGTGCTTTTCTAGCTGACCATTGACCGGGAGCACCTCCCTTACCACCTGCTTTGATACGGTTGAATATGTTCTTACGTAGTGTAGGTTTGGTGTAATTCCCAGCTGCATTAACTGTACTTCCTCCACTTTTTAATTTAAGTGCTGATAATGTTTTAGCTTGACCTGCATGTGCCTTACTAGCCTTACGCAGTTTACCTGCTACTTTTTTTATTGTCTTTTTTGCCTTTGCTAGTGCCATTATCAACTCTTCTTTTTCTTATCTTTATCTTTCACTATTTTTTTATTTTTCATTTCTAGTTTAATTCTATCTCTAAGTTCTTTTGGTACAGATTCTTTATATAATCCCATATACCCTTTTAAAAACCCATCAAGTAATTGTTTACTAGTCGCAGGTTTAAATCCTGCTTTAGGAAGTAAACTAGAAGCTGTTGTTGTAAGTTTTGCTTTAAGATATTGCCTTTTAGCAGCATCTTTTAGTGTTAATGGTTTTGGCTTCGCTTTAGGACCACCTAGCTTCTCCACTTGTTTTTGTATTCTTTTATCTCTTTGCTTTTCTGCGTATGTTTTTGTTTTTGACATCTCTATCCTCATATAGATTATTAAACGTAGTGAATGGGTCTAGATAAGATTCATGCGATTCTGCTGAGTGTGTCCACTGTGACGGTGCAAAATCAGGTGCTCCTTCTCCTGTAACCCACAGAGCAGGACTAGTAGCTCTTACTCTGTTATTTGGTAGTGCAACAATGTTGCCTGTCCATTTTCCTGCATCCAACAAATACATCACGTGTGACTGTTTATGCTGTGCAGGGTCATCTGCTATGTCACTGTCTGTGTAGTCAACAGTAAACATATACTTAGCTGTGTAGA